AACTCTTGGATCATACATTTCTCCAAGATATTCCCATTTTATATCACCTTTTCCCAATTTGTCAATAATAGCTTTTTCTATATCTAATGGGCCATCCATGCAGGTAATATTAACCTCCATTTTGTAATAATACGCATAGATTTTAACGAGGAAATTTTTCATTTACACACCTTATATGAAAAAGGGGCCGTTTTAAGGCGGCCCCTTTAAATTTATTGATTATGTTGCGTTTGATCCGAAGATACCTCTAGGGTCAGAGAATCCGAATACGTATCTCTCTCTAGCTTTGTATCTTACGTTGCCAGTATCAAAGTCACCTTCCATTGAAGTTTTGATAGGTGATCTGTTGAAATGCTTCAATCCATTAGGCACATCAGTTTTAATGAAGAATTTTTTCGCAGCAGTTAAGTAGTTGTTTACTACATATCCACCAGAAATCATTCCCATGTTTCTGATTGCGTTAATGTCGTTATCCGCAGTACCTACTCTACCAACAGAATTCATAAGTCTGTCCGCAGTAAATCTTAACGCTGAAGGAATTATTAATTTAACTCCTTGCGCCGCGATTTTTAGGCCTCTTTCATCAGTAAACGCCGCGATGTCAATCAACGACTGTTCTAATGAAGTTTCATTAAGTTCAGCAGCTGTTGATAACTCATTTGATAATGTACCAGCTAATGTAGGGTGGTCAGTAGCGCAAAGCTCTTTACCATCTCCACCAGCGAAGTTTGAATCAAATGCATTGTTCAAAATTGCTGCACCTTTGATATTCTTAGTGCTCGCCATAGATCTTGCTAACGCTTTTGTATATCTAGACGCAAGTCTGTCATACAAGTTATCTTCGATAGCTTCTTCTGTGATTGCGAACGCTAATGCAACCGTTTCGTTTGTGTAACGAGCTGTGAAAGTTTCCTGCGCTTGGTCAAACTGAACGCCTTGGCCTTCAGGTTTAACTGCTGCGTTTGCGAAACCAGCTAACATTACTTCCTCTTCGAAAGCTCTGTCAGATGTTTCAGTGTCGAAAATTTCAGTCCACTGCTCGCCGTATTGTTTGTACTCTAGTCCAAATAGTGCATTCAGACCAGGCTCTAGTTCTTTAACTAGTTGTGCTCTTGATATTGCCATAGTTAATTGCTCCTATTAGTTAGAAATTGACGCTGCTGGAGAAATTTGAACTATTACGTTCGAATTTGCTGCAGTATTGTCATTGTTTCCGGGATCGTTTGCTGTTCTAACAATTCTAAACATTGAAGTAGACGCTGTTCCAGTAACATCCAATTTAACAGTCGATTGACCATTACTTGAAGTACCAACAGTTGCTCCATCAGTTGGGTTAAAAGTGCTTAGAAGATTAGCTTGTGTTACCGCTGCATCCGCTTTGCAAGTATACTCTTGCATAGGGTTGTCGTTAACAAAGCCGATTCCGTCTGTTGAACCAGTATTAAAGTCCGTTCCGAACGTAGTACTAGCCAACACGTGATTTGCGAAAGTAGGTTTGCTTGTAGAACTATTTATGTAAAATATTCCATTAAACACACCTACGATTGGTTGAATGTTGGAAGTTCCAGTTGACCAGTCCGCTCCACCACCGATTCCATCGTCCATAGTGTCCGCTGAAGCATCTTGTAGATACCCATCGTCACCTGCCGTATGTTGTTGTGAAACAGGATTGTTCTGAAAAATTCCTACACCTAAACCTGATTTGACCATGTACTCAGCTTGACCACCTGTAGCAGGTGTTGATCCTACTGTAGGTGCTTGTCTGAATCCAAAGCCAGCTGTTTGGTTTGCCATAGTGTTTTTCTCCTATATGTGCCTGCCCTTACGGGCCTCCAGCACGGTTTATATTATTCGTTGGGTAGGAATTACTAAATAATTAGCTTTTCTTTGTACCACCGAAGGTTACACGAGTACGAGAATTATTTTCCATAGTCCTCATACTTGGATGCTGTTCCTTCATAAGATTGGTCTCTACTGCTTCTTCTCTCGCTTCGTTTTGTTTTTTATAATACTCATCGATTTGAAGCGCAATCTCTTCGGCTATCCTTGCCAGCACAAGGCCTCCTTGCCCGATTATTCCAGCGTATCTACCTTCAGACATTGTTGGCCAATTTTGTTCAGGATATTCATCAGCTCTCACTAATTCAAATCCCTCCCTCAACGAAGACGCTATATTTTTAGTGTCTTGTTGGCCGAGTATCTCGGCTCTTAACCATTGATGTCTGTATCCAGTTGGCGCTGGAGGTGCATCAAGCGAGTTGGGTGGAGTCCAAACTTTTTTAAGTTCTTGTTTAACTCTTGTTTGACTCGCACGAGAAGTTCTTATTTTTTCGTTTTCCATATGCCTATACTCCTTCCGTGATATTTAATTGTTTCGCATATTCTTCTAGTGGCACACCTAATCTTTTAGCAATTGCTA